TTGTCTTGATCCGGCAAACGATGTATATCTAATTATAACAATCGATTTTCATATTCACGATTTTGATAGAGTCTGGTATCCAGGTTCTTCTCAATTCACAGTTGGACATTATAACTTTGCTCTTGGTGGAGATGATAACAATCCTACATCTATCGCACTTCCGTTTACAGATATTACGGGATATGTTAAGAAAGAACGAGGAATTGAATGTGATACACACGGACTTAAAGCGGGCGACAGAGTCCACTATCAAAATATTTATCTAGGCATCCATCACGGTAATACTAACTATTATATTGATTTTGTTATTGATGATGATCATTTTGTATTAACAGAAACAGTTATTTATCCTTTAACGGATGCTTCTGGTACTACACCAACTGAATACAATCTTATTGAAGAATATACAGTTGTTACTGATATGGCTTCTTATAGATTTGAAGTCGAAAGAGATATAACAAATCACTTTGGTGATGCGTTTGTTTCTGGCGTAGAAATGCTTTGGTCACGACCACGTACTGTAAAATCGGCTAATCACGGATTAAGTGTTGGTGATATTGTTCAGTTGCCTTCTGGTCCATTACCATATACTCCTACAGAATTACCAGGAGAAATGCGTGATCATACAGTTGTTGCTCTCGGAGATGGATATGGTCCAACTGACCACGTACCTATTGTAGTAGATACTCAAACATCCCTAACATTTCAGGATCCAAACGTTACGACTACAGAAGGCGCTCAAGATACTCCTTGGTTATGGACTTGGTATGACCGTAGTGATATACAATATTTTCCTTATCAAAGAGATGAAGCAGTAGCCCAGAGTTTTGGAGGTAACGACGGAATAGTCGGAGGATTTGACTTATTCAGAGGTGGTACTTACGAATTTTTAAATAATGCTTGGCATCACAGCGGATATGATACAATGATTGATCCGTTTACGGGTGAGCCTATGTCAATGTATTTGCACGCCGCCGGTATTAAAGCCATACCTGGAGCTGGTTGGGATAACTTAGTTCAAGCAGGAATGGTAAGGGGTTTGGGTGATCCAGATGAAGGTTTTCATTGTATCTCTAAAAATGCAAGTCACGGTATTACTATTAACTCAGGTGATCACAACGATTTTGGAAGTGTAGAAGAAGATCCGGGGACTTGGGTATCAGATCAAGATTTTCCAACTTGTATGGGATTAGGCGGATGGTGTGAAGCACTAGACGTAGATGGTTGGTACTATAATGGCGTTGATGACTATGCGGCTTGCGAACTATTGAATCCTCTTTTTGCAGATGTTGGATTACCTCAATGGAGAGCATCTCAATGGATTGGTAACTTCTCAAAAGAATTTACTTGGAAAATCCCTGAAGATTTCGGACTGACAGGAGCAGACGGAAATTCTGGATTCGGACCATTTGTCGCACCCGGAGCAGTCAACGGATATTATGCTGTTGAAGCAGATCAAGGATTATACAAATTTGACAAAGAAGGTATGATTGAAGGTACTAACCGAACAATCAATCTATATCGTGGCGGTACATATAAATTCAGAGTTAATGCCGCAGGTCACCCAATGTATGTGACTACTGATGATGGTTCACACTTTACACCGGGTGCTTATTTTGGTGAATATCTATTAGGTGTTACTGGCACAAGGGCTGAAGAAGGGGCTGGAGATCAGACATATTCTGGATCATCTAACTTCGGGTTAGATGGATCGGGTGTACCAAAATACGAAATATTAGAATTTACTGTACCTTCAGTAGCACCAGATTTATTGTATTATCAATGTGCGTGGCACGCCTCGATGGTCGGAACATTTCAGATTCACGATCTACCTGTAGTTAATGCGGGTGAAGATATTCACGTTTATTATCATCACGGTCAAGATAATATGTATACTCCGCTACATATTTTAGATAAGATTCTTGTAGATAACGGAACAGGACCTACTTTCTTTCAAGTACAACCAGAACCAGAATACGCATTCCCAGTAGCAGGAACTCAAGCTCATATTCTTGGAACTGGTAATTTAGCGACAGCAACCGGACCTGGATATACTCCATATATTCAAGCAATGAATATTGAACTTGGTACTGTACAATATATTGATCCAGAGATAATGATTGAGGGTATTGCTTCAGAACAGTTCCTTGTAACAAATGAATTTTCTGGAACTGCTGTAGTCTATATGAGTGTAGATATTAATCAAAGATCAAATATTGCCCTAGATAATGTAACTTTCAAAGAAGTTGTCTGGACAGAGACAGGTTCCTGGCAAGTACAGGGTGGAACAGCATATACAGCAAATACAGATGCAGGATATATTGAACAACTTATTACGGGAGATGTCCTAGAGGGAATTACTTATGAAATTCAATATGATATTATAGAAGATTTCAACGATGAGTTTGGAGCACCAAACGGAACAATCAGAGCATCTATCATAGGTGACACAACTGTTGATGGTACTGCTAACACGGTAGTCGGGCATTACTCTGAAACATTTATAGCACCTGTTAATCCTACAGTCTTCAGACTAACCAGCACAGGACAAGGTAAGATTGATAATGCATCAATCAGAGAACGTGTTACAGGTCAGAATGCTTGGTATGTGGGTGAAGGATGGAGTGCGACAGTAGGAGGTCAAGCACACATAGATGGTTCTATTGCATCCCCCACAGAACTTAGTCAAACTGTTGCTTTCGATTCAGGAAAATTATATGAGGTTAAATACAACTTATCAGACCTCGACCCCAATGATAATGGGATGACCGGACGATTAAGAGTCTCCCTTGGTCATAATCCTAACACTCTTATTGCTAACTGGAATTTTGATATTACTGATCCAGCATTAATTAACTGGACAATGAGTGGTGTTGATATACAAATCGTTGATGAAAACATAGTATTTAGTTCTTCGGTAAATGGTACTGCAACATATACGCTTTCAAGTTCTCTTATTAAGAATGCACATTACGAAGCAACGATTGACGCTACCTTAGATACACATAACATTTTAAGTTTTCAAGTTGGACCTGGTCCGCAAGGTTCTCACTCTCATACTTTCCAAATGACTCAGGCAGATGCTGATTGGTTAATGGAAGATACCTCTCGCACACGAGCATTTCCGCAATCTGATTCTTATCACTCTGAAACATATACTCACGAATTTACTGTTGGATGGGACGATACCGCAGTGCCAGAGGCTTGGAGTTTAATCAGTCAAACTATTCCAGAAGGACACGAAGATTTACTCTTGACAGGAACAACAGTAAATACTCCAACTATAGATGTTATGCTAGATGGAGTTGTTCTGGGCACAGTCTCAGAAAGTGGAATTCATCATCTTAATATGATTGGTGAAGCAACTATGGATGTAGTTCTTAGAATGAATGGAACTGGTTCTATACATCACGTTAAATTGTTTGAAGAAGAAATTCCAACGCTCGATCACGATTCTACTGGACTTGTTCATCAAGGTGAAATGAAACATCACGTAAGAGCAGGATCACACGATTCTCTTATTCACTTTATTGCGGATGTAGATAATAATCATCAAGAAACTTACAGTCCATATTATTCTCAAACTGGATGGGAAGGAAGCATCGATGATGTTTCTGTACGAGAAATTGAAGAGAATTGGACATTTGCGCCTCAGCAGGGTGCTGCCGCTTATATTGATCAATTATCTGAACAAATTTATACTGCCGGAACTGGCACTGGTGTAAGAGGGATCGCCCATATCAGTTTTGAAATGGTTGATGCAATGAACTATAGAGTATCTTTCAATGTTGATAGACCTACTGATTCTGTAGTTAAGATAGGCCCAGCACCTGATTCAGATCAATATGGAAGTATGGATATTGTCGCAAACGATACAGTTGGAAATAAAGAGTTTGTTTTTACTGCTCCAGTAACTGGAGTTGCATTCTTAACACTTTCTACTACTGGTAACGGATTTACATATTGGGATAATATTTCAGTTGTGACTATTCCAAATCTTTCATCCGATGAATATTTGCTTCTTGCACGTTCAATGAATGTGTTCGGAGTTCCAATCGGTGGAGAAGAGAGATGGAAAACAGGTCATCTAGATCAAGAAAATATGGATTATTTTGGGATGCCTATCGCTGGAATGCGTACACTAGAATCATATGGCGAATCAATAATTGAAGATTATTATGATATTAATAAACGACAAACCGATGTCTTGAATCCACCTATTGCAATTGGTACTATTTCAGTTGTAACTGGAGATAGAACAGTAACGATAATTACACCATCTTGTGGTGATTACATTACAGGAGATGCTTTACCAGCCTATACTACAGCGGCAACTTGTCAAGAACCTAACGGAGAGTGGTATGCAGAAGTATTTGAATATTGTTCTGACCCAACTTATGTTACTGAAGTAAATTGTATAGCACCTAACGGAGTTTGGACTCCAGGAAGTTGTTCTGGTGGCGGTTGGCTTGATCAACCAACTTGTGAAAATGCTGGTGATTGTTTTGATTCTAACGGTATCGCCGCTTCCCAGTGGGATAATAATGAAGCTGGTTGTCTCGGTGCAGGAACTTGTACCGATGCAAGTTATAACGATAATGAATCAGGCTGTTTAGGAGCGAGTGAAACTTGGACAAGTGCAGGAAATACTTGGTCAAGTGATGGTGAGACTTGGTCTGGAGGTTCTTGTACGGATGTTGCATACACAGATCAACCAACTTGCGAAGCACCAAGAGCAGTATGGACTCCTACAGTAGATGCTCATTGTCAAGATGGGATTGGTGGATTACTTCCCGCTTTTACAAGTCAAGTAACTTGTAATAATCAAAGAGGAATTTGGGATATGACAGATGTAGCTCCTATTGTAGGTACAATTGGTGAACTAATTGGTGAGGGTATTGATCTGGATTGGACAATAACAATTGGCGGAGTTGTTCAAGATTCAAACGCAATTCTATTACCTACTAAAGTTAGTTATGAAGTTAACGCTTTAACTCCTCTGGGAGATCAAGAATTTAAGATTGAAAATGTAGATGGTGATTATGCTACATACAACGAGCCATTTGTTGTAACAGATTCTTTGAGAATTATTACAGTATATCAACCTTCTCCATGGATGTCAGACCTCGGGACACATTATGGCGATACAACTAATTGGGAAACTGGAGGCTGGATATCTGCCAATACGGCAACGTTCAAAATATATGGAGTTGAATTTGATCTAACTAATTGTGTAGTTACAGTACAAAAATCTTCCCTAGAAGATCAACCACAAAATTACTTAGCAGGAGGAGATAATAGCGCCATTTATACCGCAACAAAGTCGCAACAGTCCGCTACAGAATTATTGTGTACTGTGACTGTCGCTGATATTCCACTTGCACACGATAATACTATCGGAGGAGATGCATTCGGTGTGATGTATTATGATGTAACGGTGACAAATCCAAATGGTGATACATTCACAGAAAAAGCGAGTGCGAATCCTGGAGCATATAGTTCGATTTTGGGATCTAATACTGATTATTCTTGGGATGCAAGTAAATTTGATGCTGGACACGGAGTCAGAATATGGAATTATGATTTAGGACTTCACGTTAGAATTTCCGACATTGTTTTCAGTGGAGGGAATGCTTGGACCATAAATGGAGAAGCATTTGAAAACGATGGAGCTGTTCAGACTACCGCAGTAACATTGATGAATACAGCTGGTATCGGACCAGTATATTCACCACAACTAACACCTTGGGGTGCAGGCAATACTACTTCTATTGAGATTATAAATGGTGCCATCGATGTAAATACTGGACTTACACCGCCCGTAGGCGTTTATGATGTAACAGTAACTAATATAGACGGTTCTTATGACACAGCAGTGGCTTCACTCACAATAACCTAAGAGGTTAAAAAACAATGATGTTTATATAAATAGTATTATAAATATATCAAGAATAGATAAATTTGGAGATAAAATAAAATGTCAGTAACATTATCAGCAATTAATACCGCGGTCGACCCGTTTAACGACATACCAGATATTACTTTCGATAGTATCGATGTCACGGCCTTTACCGAAGAAGTAGAGATATATACCAATACACCAGCGGTGATGATTCCTAGCAAATTGAATGCTATGGCGGCATCAATGAAAGGGTGGTTGAATGATAATGTTTCTGCTCCATTAGAAAATCAGCAGAATACTTTTAAAAATGAAGTTGTTGTTCGTACTAATACGGCAATGGCGGCTGTAGAAACCTATATGAACGATGAGGTTCAAGGTTTCGTAAATACAATTTTTGTTCCTTGGGCAAACGATTCCGGGAACGTTCTGTCTAATCACGCCAATCAACTAGAAGGTAATGTCACAACTACGTTGGGACAATTACAGGCTGATTATACAGCCCACGTTATATCTCAAGATGCTCTCATCGCACAAGCCCTCGCAGATATTTTAGTAACACTTTCACAATATACTTCAGGCGCATCCGATTCTGGTTATACTGTTCACCAGACAAACGAATTAATGGCCGATATCACAATGACTCGGCAGATATCATTCGATGATTATTTGTATGATGCTAACGATGATGTCATATTCGCTCACGAAGGTCCTAACATTACTCATCACATTAATTACAATCCAATAAATGGAGAGGTATTGTCTTTTGGAGAGTCAATGCAAATTTTTGGTGAGCCTCGTCCTTTTATTCAACATTTGAGACTAGAATTAAGTCCTCAAGATACTCCATCCGTTACACAAATTAAAGCATATGATGCGTTTAGAAACGAGACGGCTGGTAATGTATTTTCATTTAGAGTTAGTGGACACGAAGCAGATGGTGAACCAGCAGAAGAATTAACTATTTTGAATAATGTATCTGTCCCTGATGTTGATAACCCAACTCTTGCAATAAGACGAGGTGTTGAATCAGCATTGATGTGGGGCGGAATCGAAGATGGAGATTTTGTTAAAATAGTTGAATTGGATGGCACTACAATTTACAACGAGGGAATTTCTAATAACTATGCTCAAGACTATGAAACTATGTTATTTAAACCTCATCAGTCCTATTGTCACGATTCTTTATCGGCAGTAACTGGATGGGGAATTGTTGCAGGTGACCACGCAAGTGACGTAGATGGATCAGGTGGTGATTACGATACTCCAATTACCTGTGAAGAGTATTTTGATTCTGATGTCGCCCTTTTAGATGACTTTTCTCGTTCTTATGAATACAATTTGCCTGGAGAATCTTATGATTCCGCACTATCTGATGGACTGATTTATAAAGTTTTTATCAATGATGATACAGGATTTATTGATTCTTACGCATATACAGTTGATGCAAATGGTAAAACAGGTACTGGTGCTATACTTAATGCTGTCTATGATGATGGTGTTTCAGATGTCACAATGACATCAGGAGGAACTGGATATTCTGTTAATACTTCCGCAAGAGCATTTGATTTGGGTGCTGTAGATGTCACCGGCTCATCCGAAACAAAAGCAACGGCTACTCATACTCTTAAAAATGGTATGGTTAATGCTATTACTGTTACAGATCCTGGTGCAGGTTTTACTGGATACTGGGAAGTAGATGTAGCAGATGGAGGTAACGGACATACTCATACAATTCAATTAACTCAAACAGAAGTCGATGATATTATGACAGGCGGAATTGTTACTTCAACAACTGTTGATGCTGGACATACTCACGACCAAGTTGTAATGTGGAACGAATTTAATAGTTCTTTCATATTTACAGGAACTTCAGGTGCTCACAATCATCCATTAGACCTCGCAACTCACACAACCAATCCGACAATTACTCCTGTATTCACTACCTCTACCGGTGGTCTTGCTACTGGCACAGTTTTTCTTACTCAAACGGATGAAATTGACAGAGTAGAGGTTACAAATGGCGGAGCCGATTATGTTGAAGCAGATACGGTTGCTATTACTGGTGGATCTCCATCAGCGCCAGCAGCCATTACTATGAGTTTAGTGGATGGTGGAATTGCTGGTTTCTCAGTAGGTGTTCAGGGAACTGGATATACCGATACTTCTGCCAAAACAGTCTCAGTTGATATTCAAAACAATGCGTTTATTCCATCTGTTATCTCTGCTAATGTAGGAGATTCTGTTGCATTTACAAATCTTGATATTAATGCACATACTGTTACACACGATGGTGGAATGTTTGATTCAGGAGATATTCCTCAGAATGCAACATTCACATATATAATTACTAAAGATACTGAAAAAACAGATAAGTATGAAATTTTCGATTCTAATCTTATAACAACTAAAGCAACTCTTTGGGTACGTGATTCCACAGTCTATGTAGATATGATTTCTGAGACTGGCGGAGGAATGCGAGGACTAGCTACTGTTAACGCAAGTGGGAATGTTATTAACATTGCTGTAGATAGACCAGGACAAGGCTATGGCGCCCAAGACCCAGTAAAAATAATTGATGTATCTGGACCTGGTGAAGGAGCTTATGCTTCTGCAATTACAGACCGTAGCGTTGGAGAAGTCATTATTGAAGCTGGAGGTGCAGCCTACTCAGTAGATACAAAAGTTATAGCATTTGATGCTACTGGATTTCCAGTATACGATATAGATGGAGTAACAGAAATTGACCGATCATATGGTCACGGAGCAATCTTAAAACCAATAATTAGTAGTGAATTTATACCTGGATATTGTGCAGATCCCCAATACTTAACTGAGGTTGATTGTGGAACTTACGGTCAGACGTGGTATCCAGATATCGAAATTGGTCAAATAACGACTATAAATGTAATTGCTGGTGGAAGTGGATATAATGATATCGAATTCATTATTAATGATCCAACAGAAGTAGGTGGAGGTGCTGTTTTAACCCCAGACCTTAATAATGTTGTTACAGATATCGTTTTTTCTGAAAGAGGTACTAACTACGATGAACCTCTTATTGTAGTATCTGATACTGGAGGTTTAATTGGCTCTACAGATAGCACAATTGGAACTGGATTCGAAGGTACTGTCGTATTAAACAATGGTATAGGATCAGCAACTATAGTTAATGATTGGCAAGATTATGAAGTTGGAGAAACAAGAGTTGTAGTAACGGATGCACACGCTGAACCTACTGGGTACGGTGCTGAAGGTACTGCCACTCTAGGAGTTTCAGGAAATGTAGAAGATGTTCAAATAACTAATCCAGGCTCAGGATACAAAACGCCTGTTGTAATGGTAGCAGGACCTGTGTTGCTGACTGGTTCATCAATTAACAATGTTAATACAGATTTAGCACTATATGGACCAGAAGGAAATGAAAACTCTTCTCCATTCTCGGATAGTAATACCGCTAATACTAACTTTAAAAATGGTATAATGATTCAATTTGAGAATCCTAACGGACATACATTGAACGATTCTTGGACATTCAAATTACAATCTTGGAAATTGGGTACTCCCGCTAGTTTACTATATACTTCAAGTAGGTATGATGGAAATCTCGAAAATATGCGAGGGATTATTACACTCAAAGATGTTTGGGAAGCATAATTGAATAAATTTATATAAATATAAATAGAAATGAATATTAAAATACTGGAGAAAAAAGACTAATGGATATTTTAACACTAGGAAAAATGAATGCAATGGCGAGGGATGTTAACGTCACGTTAGAATATCTAGCCAATTCTACTTTTCAAGCACTTAAAGATACTTGTGATGTTCAAGAAGGAATGTCAGCAGGTTTGGAAGCTACTGCACAAGGTGCTGTAGACTATCTTAATGAGGCCGGCCCAAATATAGGAGTACAAACAAGAGAATTCTACAATGATTGTGCAAGAGGCTGTTGTTGTTTTTGTGGATGTTCAACTTCTTGGACAGTTCCAGTAGGAGTTAAAACGATTAAATTTGAAGCCTGGGGCGGTGGCGGAGCTGGTGCTGGTCATTGTTGTCAGGGTTGTTATTGCGATATCGGATCTTGTGCCGCGTCTGGAGGAATGTATACTCGAAAGACTGTTTGTAAGGACAAACACGGTTTCGATGAAGGATCTGTATATCAAATTTGTTTAGGGGATGGTGGCAATGGATCAAGTCGATGTTGGCAAGCCTGTTGTGCAAGGGTTCGTGGTTGTATAACATATGTAAATGGTACTGGTCTTCAGAACTTTTGTGCAGTAGGCGGTCTAGGAGGATACAATATATATTGTACTTGTCAATGTAATATGAATATTTGTCATATGGAGAATCCTGAGTGTCACGGTCACATTATGTGTTCACCCAACCAATGTAATACAGAAACTAGCTATGACTGGGCTCAAGGCAGCCACGATCACGCTTCCTATCACGGAGATAACTGTCATTGTGGTGGTAGATGGTTAACAACTGGTCAGTCAGAAGGATTGAACAATTCATTAATGCAGGAAGTAGGCTGGTATGGCGCCCAATGTGGATGTGAAACTCCCTGTAGAACTCTAAGACACGCTGGTGGAGGTCTGAATAATCAAAAATCAAAATGTGGGGGATATATTTGCAATTGTCTAGGTTCTCCTGGAAAACCCGGTTTAGTTAGAATAACATATGCATAAAGGATATTAAAAATGGGAAGAGAAGCGGATCCAGAAACTTGGAAAGAATGGGTACACGTAGATTATACCTATGATTGTCCTACGGACAATTATCTAGAAGGTACGACTATGGAATCAATATCAGAACATTACTACGGACCAGCAAGGTTGATTTCTCTAATTGATAAAGAAACAAAACTTGTAGAAGTAACCCTAAGAGAATGGGAAGCATATGATGGACGACCGGGTAGATTGAATTGTGATGAAGTCGAAACTGACTGTTCAGAACAACCTCTTGTTTGCGAAGTGCTTTCTGGTTATCATAATAATGAAATGGATTTAGGATCAACAAATCCCAACTTTGGTGGTTGGGAAGGTTTTGGAGATTCTGAGACAGGTAATGTAAAGCATATTACTGATATTTATCCTGAAGGTGTTGAGGAAGATCCTCGTGAAAAGAGATCAATTAAAACACCTGAGGGTTATGGAGAATTTGAATGGCATTATCCTATTCATCCAGACGAATTATACGATGATGATAAAACGACTTATGAAGATGGAGCTTGGAAACTATATAAAAATAAGAATGTAGATATACTTGGTACATCAACTTTGGCCGAGATGAGGGCTCACAGACATACACTCTTGATGAACACAGATGGACTTGCAGGCGCTACTGATGCTCCTGCTAGTTTACGAGAACCTGTCTTAGAGTTGCGACAGAAATTACGTGATTTTCCTGAGGAATTAAAGGATATAGATGAAATATTCGTTCCTTCTTCTTTTCCACCAACTAAAATTCTAGACGGGACCAATTAAAAATGGATATATTAACACTAGGTAAAATGAATGCCATGGCTCGAAATACTGATTTGGCATTAGAGTTAATGGCAAATCACCTATACGAGTCACAGCAAGAAATATGTAATTTTCAAGCCGGCAATATGGATCAAATCAACGTTGCTGTAAATGATGGACTTGGAAATATAACGGCCGCAGGAGGTAAATTCATATGTTATCATTGCGAATTACCATTTATGTGTCATACATCACACGATTCCCCAGGAAATGGGGGCTGTCATTTAGCTTGGACAGTTCCACCTGAAGTCAAAGTAATTAAGATTGAACTTCAAGGTGGCGGTGGTTCTGGTCCTCCAAGTAACTGTTGCTCTATCGGAAGAGGTGGAGGTACTGGAGCATATGCTGATAAAATGCTCTACTCATCAGAATTTGGAGCCGGACTGGGTACAGACTTTGTTGCAGGCGATACTTATCATTTTTGTTCAGGCGGAACAACTCCTTGTAGTTGTTGTGGTTGTTGCACAGGATTATATGCGTGTGGCTGGTGCGGATGTCCTTCATACGCAACCGGCCCAGGATTAAGTGGCTTTTGTGCAAATGGCGGAACAAGTGGATGGACTAGATGCTCAACGTGGTGTTACTCTTGTTTTACTATGTCTCAAAATGGTAACTGCTACTCACAACCTGCTTGTGGTTGTGGAAACTGGGATCATCACATCCAAGGCGTATCAGGAACATTACACGAATCACAATACTGCTGGAATGATAAATATAATCAAGCGGGTGCTGGTAACGGCCCATACGCAGTATCATCGGGTACTGGTATGGATGGATGCCGAGCAAATAAAGGTTGCTGTACTAATCACACTCTGTTCCCATCTGGTGGAGGTGGAGGACAGTATGGACACGCTAGTTGTTGCTGGGGTGGCTGGGGTGGTAGTGGACTCGTTAAAGTAAGTTATTGGAAATAATTAAAGTAAAGGGATAATAAACTATGGCAAATATTACTAAAACAATCACTTACGCTATTCCTGATAAATGGCAAGAACAAACTACTGCATTGGGTAAAACGTCCACGCAGACTTATACAGGACCTGCAATCGTTACTGCTGTAGTTCAGACTAATGATGTATATCCAGATGGTAGAGTTGTAAATGCTTACGATAAATCAAAAGATGATGGTAGACCTCTAGCGGCTGATTTTGAATATGTTGATATTGACTGCGATAAAAATCCATTACATTGTGGTATACTATGGGGTGGTTTTGATCCTCCTGCTCACTTTGAAGTTGAAGTTGGTCCAGCAGATAGATTGAATCCTACTGTTGGTGATCCGACTCATCCATCTGAAGTATTTGACATAATGTCATTTACTGATGGCTGGGATGGAAGTAAATGGAAAGCACCTGAGTTCGCTAAGCCTGAGCCTACTGATCCAACCATGGATGATATTAGAATCGCAAGAAATGGTTTACTGTCTAGTACCGACAATTCAATTGCAGAAGATATGCCTGAAGACGTTAAAAAGAAATGGACTGATTATCGCCAAGCATTACGAGATTTACCAACAGATTATCCAGAAGGTACACCTGTACATTTGATTACATTTCCGCCTGCCCCAGATGAGGTAAATCAAAGTTCGGAAATTCAAGGTGGGGAAGTGACGGACAATGCAAATGAGGATGCGGGTGAAGGAATTGTTCCTATCTCTGCACAAGGTGACCGAACAGACTGGCAAGGTCAGTTACCTCCAGGTATTGCTTCAGCAGATTAAGTGATTATTTATACCAATTAATACAAAAGGATCTCTTAACACAAAG